ATACACCAGTGTCTGCATCCTTTTGATCTCTTGCTATTGTAGCAAATTGAATTTTATTTTGAATTTCTTTAATAATTTTATCCTGTGCTTCATCTTTTGATTTTATATCTGTCGCAATATCAGCCAATTGCGAAGCTGTATCCTTTTTGAATTTATTAAGTTCTTCGCTAGATACTTTAGTTTTTATGTTTTCAGTATTAGTGTTTATAAGATTAAGTAAATTACCCGCAACATCTCCATTTAGTGTTTCCTTTAGTCCATCAAACCAAAACATAAAATCTGTTTCTAAATTTTCCTTTATATTCTGTAAGTCTTGTTCTGTTTTTCCTGTTATATTTTTATACCATTCAAGATATTGATTAAAAATAGTAGTTGTATCCACCTGATCCACAGTTCCATGGACGATTCCACATAATTTTTTATTTAGCCTTAAGTCTGTTATATCAACTTGCGTTATACTTATAGATCCAGCATTAACTTTTATATCTGCTAAGCCTAATTCATACATATCAGCATCTCTGGTTAATTGCGGTGCTTTAGGTTCACTAGCAAACTCACCTTTTTTTATCTTTGCTCTTATTTCTCTTTCAACAACATCATATCGCAATACTATTTTGTCTATTCTATGCAATACACCATCTGCAACATCTATAGGTAAAATTAAATCATCTGTGTTTTCATACTTATATCCATTAATCCAACCCTTGCCTGGCTTAACTATTACCTGCATTTTATCCGTTCCAATTACCTGTAAATTTGTAGATGGATTAGGAAACACACCATTCCCAATAAAACTAGCAAAATACTCCGCATAAGTTTCTGCCTTATATACCCTATCCCATGTATCACCTACTTTCATAGCATTAAAAAACCCTGACTTCTCCATTATCTCACTTCCTTTTTAGATATTTTTTTAATGTTGTCTATAATAGTCGGAATGCTATCTCCAAATATACATTCTAAATTGAAACCATTCGTTTCATATATCTCTTTAATCTCTGCAACCTTGCTATTAAGAGTTATACCCCATTTTTTATCCTGGACAGTAACAATATCTCCTAAGTCCCAATCTTGGCCATAAATAAAAGCTCCATAAGGAATTACTTGTGCTTCAAATGTTTCTACTATTTTATATTCTTGTAATCTTTGTTTACCCATAGTTGTAAGTTCTGTAATATTATCAGCCTGGCTATAATCTATAAAAGTTTCTTTCCTGTACCAACCTTTAATATTTCCCACTTGTTGTATTAATCTTTTTTCATCTTCGCCTTTTCCTCCAACATAAGCCACATTTTTATAACTTAACAAACTTTTTAGGAAATGCTTATTTCTAATATTTTCAAAGTCTATACTGAAAATCACTGGAGGATTTTCTTCCTGATCTGCAGTAAGATTTCTACCTTCTATAACATCAAATATAAAATTATTATTATATGTGTCTAATGTTATGTCCCAACCTAAATTACTATATTCAGTTATCTCCTGTATCTTATCTGCTAAGTTTTCATAACGAGTACGCCAAGCATCTTGTTTTCCTCTTTGTTTATCTCTAGCAATAACTAAATTAGGAATAATTCTATCTTTATCTACTGGATTGACAGCATTATTATCTACAAATTTTTTTATTATAGCTTCTTGTGTGCCTGTTGCATTGTCGTATCCTTGTCCTATAGGTGGTACTGTTGTTCTGTCTTTAATTTTCCCCTTTAAAGTAGCTCCTTTAATAACTAACTGCTCTTTACCATCTTCACTCGTAGATTTATCCATAAACTCTATAATTCCTACTTTATTAAAATAAGCTCCTAAAAGGATTAGGTTATCCTCCTGGAGCTTATCTACATTATTTTTTTCTAAATTTATGTGAAGCTCAAATTCTCCTACTCGGCTAAATCTTCTTATAAATATAAGAGATTCATAGTCATCTATTTCACCTAGTAAGTTAAAATCTTTATCTATAATTCTAATTGGTACCTTATTCATAAACTACACTCCTATATAAAGTGGCTTATAGTATAAAGCCATTTCTAGGTTATCCAATCCTTTTTCTGAATCATACCTTAATAAATTATCTCCAACTTTTAGCTGTAAAAATTCACTCGCTAAATCTATATAATTAAATACATTTATTTTAGTTCCATTGCTTTTTATCATTTCTACTCTTTTATTACCAAAAGATGTATTTATAACTAACTTATCTCCAGCTTGCAATGTCCTTTTAACTTTAATATATTTCCTGGTATATACATCAAATAAAGAAGGATTAACTACAGTGGCTAATGCTCTAAATTCAATCCTCATTCCACATTCTACATCCCCTTTATTCTTAGCATTGACTATTAAATTACTTATTCTATGTCCCATAATGATTCCTGTTTCTTCTGGGATTATTAAAGGAAAATGAAAATCTCCTACCCAAAGAGCTATTTCTTCTTTTTCTTCTATTAAATCCATCCATAAAGGATTAGGGCAATAAAATTGTATTAGAAACTCCTGCATATCATCTATTTGTTCTCTAAATGTTGGTGAACTATCTACAATACAATTTATAACATGCTCACTAGCATTATTGATATAAGTAAGAGTACCATTTATCTTAGGATTAAATATACTACAAAGCTTTTGCCTCTTTCTATACATATCTTCTACAGTATCTCCTACTATAGCTCCTTCTATTGGTAAAATTCTCTCATCTAAAAAAGTTCCATGGTGTGTCTTACCATCCTGTCCAGGAGATTTACTTGTCAATATTGTTGTTTTAGGGCTTCCTAGCTCAATTTTAGTTAAAATAAAAGGAGCAGAGTTACCTAATTCTATACTCTGTCCCCTTTCATTTTTAAATATAATTTTTTGCAACTTCTACTCCTCCTTAAGATGTACTAAAGTTTAAATTCCTTATCATTACTTCATTCTTTCTCATTATTTCACTTGGAGATAATTCTTTAGGGCTATTAAAAGTAAAACTATTGTGATTTACTATACTTTTTCTATTATCAATAGTGCTTGAAGTTACATTGCTAGAATACTGTTTAATTGAATTTATTGCGGAAGATTGAGCAGCCATTGAATTTAAAGCTGAATTTCTAGCAACTTCAAAACTTTCCTGTATACTAGCTATCATGTTCTTAAGTTCCTCTATTTTAGGCTTAAAGCCCTCTACAAGTTTTTCTCCAAGGCTTTGTCCTGCTTGTTGATAAGCTTCCTCATAAGAATGTAACAATTCAATAATTTCCTTTTGATTGTTGTCCATTATAATTCTTTCGGCTTCAGCCTGGAGTGCTGCATCATTAGTTTTTTTAGCACAAAAACTTCTATAATCCTCAAGTTGTTTTTCTAAACTTTGTCTATTGCTTTCATATATAGAATTAATATTTTTTAATTCATTTTCCTTTTCTTTCTGTAGTTGCTCTTTTTGTTTTTCTAGTTGTTCTTTATGAATCCTTTTTTCTCTCTCTTTAAGAAGATTATTAAGTTCCTTCTGGATTTCAATTTTATTAAATTCATTATGTTCATATTCTAATGCTGTCTCAAGTTGATTTATTTTTTTTAGTTCTTCTGCATTCTTATCAGCTTTATCTTCTTCTGTAAGTTGTTTATCTATAGCTTCAATCTTAGCATCATAAAAGCTTTCTATTCTTTTTATAGATTCATCTTTCCATCTATCTAGTTCCTTTAATTCTTTGTTTACATACTCTTCTTGTGTCTTTAGTTGATCTTCATATCGTTGCTTTAAAGCTGATTTAATTCTATCAACCATATTATTAATACTATCTGATATTTTTTTATCTGCTTCTTTTTGAGCATCTATAATCTTTTGTTTTGTATCATCAACTGCATTCCCCATGTTGATTAATTCAGTCTTAGCCTCCTCAAGAGCTTTCTTAGCCTTTATAGTTTCCTCTGCTGTATACCCAAAAGTTTTTGCTAATTCTTCATATCTATTTTTAAGAACCTCTATCTTTTGTCCCTGAAGAATAACTATTGCTTGATGGTTTAATAAATTTTCATTTAAATCTTTAGTATCAATACCTAACCTTTTTATAGCTTCATTGTATTCATTTATTGTATTGTTAAATACATTCTCCTGTACTTTAAGAGATTTTTTAACTTCTTTTTCCCTCTTATCTAGTAATTTCATACCATCATCATAATATTCTTTAAGCGCCCTTTTTGAACGCTCTAAGCTATCAACTTGTGCTTTCTGATTCGCTTTAGTAGTATTCAAAACTTGTTTCTGATACTGTCTTAAAGCAGCTATCTGATTAGCATAATTAGCCTTGGCACTTTTATCTTTAGTATTCTTTTGCAACTTTTGATAATAGGCTATCTGTGAATCTATTCTTGCCTTTTCTGTTTGTAACTCTATAGAATTTTCATTCTTAAGAATTCTTAGCCTATCTTCTATGCTCTTAGATCTATTATCATAATCTTCTTTCAAATATTCTTTAGATTTTTCAATTTCTTCTTTATTTAATTGATCTATGAATTCCAAATACTTCTGATATTCCTTTTTACTATTAGCTCCCCAATTTAGCTGTCTTGCTAATCTATCTTTCATTACACTTTCTGATACACCAACTCGAGGATTAACAGCTACACTTTCTTTAGCCTCCGACATGGCTTCTTTTGCAATATCTTCAGGGTTATTATTAGCCTTATTATCCCCTAACAATGATGTTAATATCTTTTTAGATTCTCGATTATTAAATACTTTTTCTCCACCGTTAAATAATTTGTACTGTCTAGATGCTACTATCTCAAAACCATCTTCAGCGACTTCATGTATTCCTGCTTCCGCAAAATCTGTACCTGCAGCATAACCTTTAGTATTTTTAACTTGTTTTTTAGACAATCTGTCTTTCATAGAGTTTGATTGTGTATTATTGAATATTTTAGTCCCTTTAGGTAAATCTACTAGTTTAGGTCCTTTACCTGGTAATTGTATTAATTCTGATCCATCTTCATCAACCCAAGTTAAACCACCTTCAAAATAGCTTGTTCCTGTCCATTTTTGTGGCACATTGGGAACAAAAGGTTGATTTGGATTAATAACTTTTTGAACTACACTAGCAATAAAAGGATGCTTGCTTAACCAACTTTGTGCATTAGAATGTGCATCATGGATCCAATCAAAAAGATTATAATTTGTCTTAGCTTGTACTTCTATAGCATTGTTCCATATAGCTTGTTTCTTACTATCATAACCGCTTACAATAGGTTGAAACTTGGCCCCGTTTTTTAAATCTTTATCTATATCTTCTCTTGCTTTAATAGGATTACCATATATTTGTCCAGTACTTACATCCCAAGCACCAACTATTTGCCCAGTTGCTTTATCTACTTCTACATAACAATTATGCATTTGACCCGTTACGTTATCTTTTATTTGATAATACCCAGTTTTTGTTATGTTAAGCATACCATTCATTTTTGAAGCATAGGTATTTAATTCAATCTGCTTTTGTTGCTCTGACTTATTAAGAATTGTTCCATGTTGCATATCTAAATAATTTATTAGTTGTGGGTATTTCTCTATTGCTGCATCTAAAAATCCTTGATACTTTTTATTCTCAACACCTATTTCTTTCTCTTTTGCTTCTTCTAATTGTGTAATTTTAGCTTCAATTGCTTTTTGTGTTTCCTTATCGGCATCTTTAGAATACAATTTTAAATATTCTATTTGCTTATCATAATTTTCTTTTGTTTTCTTTACCTCTGAATCTCTAGCTTTTGCCTTTGATTCCATCAACTTAGATACTCCTTCCATATCTAAGTTCTTCATTCTAGCGTTAAAATCAGCCTGAGCTGCTAAAAGTTCTTCTTTAGATTTAACAGTATTTTTCATTTCAATTGACCCAATTTGCTGGGTTAATTTTTCAACTTCTTTTAATGTTTTCTGCCTTACATCTCCAGTTTCTTTGCTAGCTCTTTTTTCTAAATCTAAAATTTTCTTTTTAATATCCTGAACCTTTTTTATTTGATCATTTCCACTCTTATTAAGAGAGTCTAATATTTTTTTCTCATTTGCATCTAATCCATCAGCTTTAAAACTATCCGCTAAGGTTTTTTGTATTTCAGTTTGCTTAGATTTTATTTTATTAATAGCACTATTACATATTTCATCTAATTTTGCATTAAGTTTTCTACCAGTTTCAGCATCTGCTAATTTATCTAGTTTAGCAGCTCCTTCTACTTCTATATTATAATTAGCTATTTTATTAGCTATACCATCTAAAGCTTTTTGTGTTTCTGGGCTTACTTTTTTACTCCATTCTCTATGTTTTACATTCATTTCTTCTAACTGCTTATTAGTATGAATAACATGTTGATTTAATCCCGCCATTGCAGTTTCCATAGTTCCCATATCTTCTGCGCTCTTTATACAACTATCATTTAGATATTCCGTATTTTTATGTGCTGTATATATAGCTCCACCGACCGTTGCAATACCTACTGCCACCGGTAATGCTATACTACCAACTGCTCCAAGTCCCCCCGCAAATAAGCCAAGTCCTCCTGAACCTCCAGCAACTTTTGCAGCTGTTCCTACACCCTCAACTGCAGTAGCCACAGTCGAAGCTTCCTTAAATATTCCAAAAAATACTCCTACCTTTTTACCTGTTTTAATCAAAGTATTTATGCCTTTAAAAGCACCACCTAAACCACTTATAAATGGTCCTAATGCTGCACTAGCAAGTCCTGTCTTTATTATAAATTCTTGTGTAGCAGGACTTAATTTATTCATCCAATCAGCAAATCGAGATATTAAATCTATTCCCTTCTCAATAATAGGCAATGCTTTAATTCCTAGTTCCATAAGAGAATTTTTCGCTTTATTCATAGCCTTAACAAATTTAGTTTCTGTAGATTGTTCCATTTTGTTATAGGCATCATCTAAAGCAGTACTATTAGTTTGCATCTCTTGCATAGATGCATTGTATTTTGCTACCCCATTTTCAGATGTTAACATAAGTATGGAGTTAAGTCCCTCAACTGATCCAAACATAGTAGCCATAGCCCCTATTGGTGAATCTGCTGCTTGTGCCATTATCTCCAAATCTTTACTTGCATTTTTTTGTGCTTTGCTTAATTCTTTATATTCTTTAGTACCTTTCTTTCCTGCGTTTTCTAGCTCAAGCATTTTATGAGCATTATCGCTCATACTTTGACTCAATTTATCAAATTCAGGACTCGCATTAGATAATCCTTTCTTTACATCTTGTAAAAATCCCATCCAGCCCTTACTCTGTAGAGCTGAAACAGAAAAGTCTATACCTAATTGTTCTGCCGCTTCCCCGGCTTCTTTACTAGGCTTTATTATATTAGACATTGCAGCCTTTAAAGCAGTAACAGATTCGCTTGTAGCAAGACCTTGTGCTGTTGTACTAGCTAAACTAGAGAATAATTCATTTGTTGTTACTCCTAATTGTGCTGTTATTGGTGTAATTTTACCTACAGCACTTGCAAGCTCACCAAAAGTTGTCTTACCCAAGTTCTGTGTAATTAACATCTGGTTTGAAATGTCTGTGGCCTTATCTGCTTCTAATCCATATGAATTTAAAACAGTAGTTAACCCATCAACTGCAGTGGATGTCTCTGTGAAACCACCCTTTGCAGCCTTTACTGCCACATCTAAGAAATCAACTGCTTTAGCAGTATCTACTGAACCAGAAATAGCTTGATACAATGACTCATTCAATTCTTTAGTGCTCATTCCAGTTTTATTAGAAAGATCGATTACTCCTTTTTTAAGTGTTTCTATTGGAACTTTTGTAGTATCTGCAATTGTACTTACCTTAGCAGCACCACTTTCAAAATCAAATGCAAATTTAGTAGCTGCAGTACCGGCACCTATAATAGGAAGAGTAACATGAGTTGTAAGTTTATTACCTATACCTTGAAGTTTATCTCCTACCTTATCAAAAATTTCATACTTTTTATCTATCTTTTCAAATTCATTACCTAGTATTTTCAACTTACCAGCAAAAGTAGAAGTTTCTTTTTCTGTCTTTTTTAATTCTTCTCCAAGATTAGCATGAGCTATTTTTAAATCTAGTATTTTACCTTTATATTCTTCGACTTCTTTAGAATCCTTACCATACCCTTGTTCAACTTCTCTTAAAAGAGATTCATGCTTTTTTATTTCACTATCTAGCAAAGACATTTCTTTTTTTAGTTTATTCATCTTTTCAGAATTATCAAATATACCTTTGCCGCTTTTTTCTTGAGTTAAATCAAGCAGTTTATAAGATTTCTCTAAATTACTTATTTGAGTACTTGTTTTTTGATAACCTTCATCAAGATTTTTTAATTTATCAGCTACAGTAGTTGTAGTTTTGCTAGTTTTCTCTAATTCTTGTGCTAATTCAGAGTGCTTTAATTTTAGATCTAATACATGAGATTTATAATTTTCATATTCTTTTGAGTTCTCGCCGCATTTTTTACCTATGTCTTCTAAAGTCTTTTCAGACTTTTTAATCTCATCATCTAGTAACTTCATACTAGATTTATAAGCTTCAATTTTTTTACTATTGTCTTCTAAGCTTTTACCACTGGCTTTATTAGCATTTTCCCAAAGCTTATAACTTTTCTCTATATTAGATACTGCAGTATAAACTGACTTATCCATTATAGAGCTAGATTCTTGAGCTTTAGTTTGTAACTTATAAAAGCCCTGTATCGCTTTTGATACAGAGCTTTCAAACTTATCTAGTCTTAAATCAAGACTAGAATATATACTCCCTAATTCTACACCTATGTTATTCACCTCCTATTTTGAGGTATAAAAAAAGAACCGCATAAGCGATTCTTTTAATATATTATATTTTTACTTGATTAACTTTGTTGCTCTGAAATATGACAATGCTTTCAAATTTTCTTTAGCATCTTTGTTATTTGGATTTAATTCAATTGCTTCTTCTAGGAGACTAGCAGCTTTATCTAAGTCTTCTGTTTTATTTCCTTTGCCATACATATACATACGCGCTAATTGGTTTAAAGAAAGACTAGTTAATTGTTTCCCAGCTTCTTTATTACCGAAATATATTTTCCACGCACCATTATCATTTACGACATATTGCTTTAATTCTTGTTTTTCCTCTTCATTTTCAAAAATATCTTCACATTTTTTAACTACTTTAAACTCTACAATATTTTTAAATTTTATACCATTTAGGCTTCCTTTAAAATCTTTAACTTTTTCAACCTTTACATCTTTTAATTTAAAAACTTCTTTTTCAGCATTTCTCCATTTAGTAAAGTCCTCTTTTTTAAAATCTTTTTTACTTTCTTCACACAAAGTTTCATAAGCACCTTCTACATCTCCATCTTTTATACTGTCGTAATAAGCATTTAAAGTTTCTTCTGGTTTTCCTTTTGGAGCACAACCTACTAACGCTATTAATGTAAAAGATAAAATAAGTACAAATAACAATGAAATTTTATTAGATATTTTCTTCATATAATCCCCTCCAATATGTAAATATATATCAATTATATAATATATATTACAATATTGGAACACCTATCCTAAAAGCATCTTTAATCCTGGATTATCTTTTCTATCTTTGTTTGTATTTACAAATCGTGGTTTTTCTCCATTCTCTATTCTATATATGAACTCTGTCATAACCTCATCAAGACAATATGCCACATACTCATCTTCAATTTTTAACAATTCACTTGGTGTCTTATGATACATCTTCACCATTGTCATTAGACTTATTATCTTCTGGCTTTTTACGAAATGGTTCCAAGGTTCTTACCCCGTGCACTACAAAATTATATATTATTATTTTTTGTTCATCTGTCATTCCTATAACTTCTTGAATTTCTTTAAATGTTGGCTCAACCATTGTTGTTTCACAAAATAACTCAGCAAGTTCATTAACAGTTTTTAAACTATCTTCATCTTTTCCTCCTGGGCCTTTCCCTTGAAATAAATCTATTACAGGTCCCATAAGTGGATTAGGTATCTTACCTTTAGCTGCTAAATCTAATAAATTAACTCTTTGCAATTTAACTGTAAATGTATCTTCTACATCCCATCCAGGTAATTCTACTTCTATATATTTTTTAGCTTTTAATTCCTCTATATTTGTTACTGACATACTAATTCCTCCTAAAATTTTAATTTAAAAAGAGAGCCTACTATAGCTCTCGATTTTAAGGTTCTTGATTGTCTATAATATTAGATTCTTTTTTACCCTCTTCTATGTCTTGTGGTAATGAATCAACAAATTCTATAGACTTTATAGGTAACTTAGCTTTAGTGTTTTCCCTACATTTAACTTCAAACTCTGGTGAAAAGAAATCTTTTTTGAATCCCATTTTAAATGCTTTCCCAGTACATTTATTAAACGTTACTTTAGCATAGTTCTTAATATCTTCCCCTTCATAATTTGCCACAAATATATCGGCTTTAAATGGTTTTATTTTAGAACCTTCACTAAGCATTGGTGTATCATATCCCACAATTTTAGTAGGCTCATCTTTATCATAACGAATTGTTCCACCTTCAATTAATGCTGCTACTGTTAATTCAAATGTTGTATTTTTCATTTTCAGTTTATATCCATACAGCAAATCCGGAGTGCTAGCTGTAGCTAATATCTTTTGATCATCTCTTAGCTGTTTTTCTTGTCCTTGTGATATTTCAGGATCTGTTTCTATTTCACTATCACATTGAATATTAATTGGGTTACCTCCACTTAATGGTAAACCTGTAAGTGGATCTAATGGTGTTAAAATTACTTTTTTAACATTATATAAAATTTCTCCTGTTGTACTCATTAAATTACCTCCTTCGGTATTTTGTATTTTAATCTTCTAAAATAAGCTCTCTTTTCACTTTCTATAATTTCTGGTGTAATATCACCTGTAAATTCTAATTTTTCATTTAAGGGTTTGTGGGCCTTATCTAACATTTCATCAAGTACAGTTATATCTCCTAAAGGAGCGTATAAAAAAACATGAACAAACTGCCAACCACATTGATTGTTATTCATGCTTTTTAATTGATTTTCAAATTTTAAAACCACATAAGGTTGTGTACACTCTCCTTCGTGTTCCCCTATTGCATAACAAGGATATAAAGGATCTATTAAATCAAATATCTCTTTTCTTGTCATTAAATCACTCCTATTGATTGGACTATTTTCTTCCAACCTTCAATAAATTGTGGAGCAAACTCTTGTATAGCCCTTTCAAGTATTGCATATTTACCTTCATTGCATAATTCAAGATAAACTCCATAATCTACTTGATGGCTTAATGCAACCATTAATGTATTTGTATTTGTCCATTTTACAGTGGCTGTTAAAAATAACCTTGCATGAGCTGTTCTATCCGTCCATACTACATTTTCTTTAGCCCATTTTTCCATATTCATTGCTATATTTTGAGCATCTAGTGCAAGAGCTGCTTTAAGCTTTGGAGTAAATTCTTTTAATTTTTTCATAGCTTCATCTAATCCATGCATTTCTAGTTTACAACCATCAGCCATTCTTAATCACTTCCAAATCGCTATTATAAACATCCTTAATAATCATTCCTGGATAAGTTACTATATATTTATAACCATTAGCTTCAAAGTAATCTCCCTCTTTTATTTCTATTCCTTCAGTTACTGCAAACATTGAAATACCTCTAGTTCTTTTAACAATTCCAGATTCTTTTACATTATCTAAAATTAAATTATGCTTAGTATCATCAAGAAATATATCTAACTCAGCTACTTTATCTGGTTTTTCTGTACCACCTCTCATACCGTTACTTGCCTTAACATTTCTCATAAGAATTATATGTGTTGGATTTTTAGATATACTCTTCTTAGCCTGCAATTTTCTTCTTTCCTCATTCATTGGCCATCAGCTCTTTTCATTGATGTTTTATAGCCTGTTGTAGTTCCACTATTGGATAAACTTTTTTCATAATCACTTTTGTATTGCTCCGCAAGTCCTAACCAATACTCTCTATTTGATTCTGTTTTAAGTGGTCCCATATTTACAGCATCATCAGCATTTGCTTTAAACAAACATCCTTTCCAACTTGCTTTGTTTATATCATTATCATTTGTTTCTAATAGTACATTTATCTCTACATCTTCAAAATAAGGATACTGCCGCTCCTGGAGATTAAACTTTAATATTTCTATAGGTGCCATTCTTATTCACCTTCTTCTATTTCAGCATATTTTCTTAGCTCCTCTAAATCACATTCCTTAACTTGAAATTCTTCATCAATTTTAATATGTTTACCATCATATTTTATATATTGATTAGCCTTAGCTTTAAAAGTTTTTTGTTCTACTTTTTCATCTCCCATAGCATCTATATTTTCTTCTTTAGACTTTGCCATAATAAAAATCTCCTTTCTTATATAAAACTAAAGAGCAGTCATATTGACTACTCTAATTAATATACTGTTGCAAAGAATACTTCATCTGCCCTGTCAAATGAAACAATAGGCATAACTGATACTTTTGTATCTACAGTAACTGGGTCCTCTTTTACCATTGTTGTTACTGCAATACCTGTGTCCACCATATAAGTATCTAATTTAGATGAACCTGATTGCTTGTCAAATTCTTCTGGAGTTGTACCATAAACAGTATTACCCAAAGTTGTTCCACTCATAAGTGTTACTTTACCATCCACATAATATGGAACTGGATCAGCACCTTCTGATGGAATATAAGTAGCATCTTCTAAAAATACAACTGTTAATTGAAGTACCTCTTTTACAAATTGAATATAATTTGCTTGACTTAAAATTAATGAAGTATTTAAATTACTGTTCTTAATATGGTTAGTAATAGCTTTATTAACTAAAAATGTACTATCAAAAGTATTTTCAGTTAACAGTAATGTTTTAGGCTTTCCATATTGGTCATTTGTAATAGCCTTCTGCCATGACTTTATATCTCCTATAATATCAGTATCAGGATTTGTCCACTTATCTGTTCCAGTTAATACTTCTCTATGATTATCTGGGACCCCATATTCTACTACAATATCGCCATCTTTTGAAGTAAAGTTCATTAAACCATTTTGAATTACTGATGATCTCATTTTCTTTGAAATTATATTTGCTCCATCTATTAAATTAGAATAGTTCTCAAACACCTGTCCTAATAATGCATTTACAAAATTTTCGTTATTTGCTCCTATTGCATTTTGTAAATCTCTTCTGGTTGTTTCATCAATCCCCATGCCTTCCTTAAAGAAAGGTATTTCTGTTGACTTTACATTTAAATCAGCACTTAATGCTCTCATCTTTGTATTTGCATCAAAAGTACTCATTCTTAAAGCTATTGGTTTTTTCTTAGCGCCTTTAGCCATTTCTAACTTTGTACCACTAACTTTTTTATCAGGGAATAAAGCTTTATCTATTGTTTGTTCTATTGGTAACTCTTTAATATAAAGAGCTATGTTCTTTGAATTAATATAATCTCTTAAATTAGGCATATATGTTTCCTCCTTATTTTTCAAAAATTATTTGTCTTAATGCTGCCATTTCAACTTTTTTAATAGCTTCATCTGAATTAAACTTGACTGCTGATTCATATAAAGCACCATGTACAAATACTGGCACTACTTCTGTTGCATCATCTTTATCTGCTGTTGATGACATTGAACCTTTAAAGCTAATATCTTGATATACAACTCCCCAAGCATCTGTTTCACTTGAAGTTGAAGTTACTTTCTTACCATCTTTAGTAATTAAAGTACCTGCTAAAAGTACCTCATTTTCATCTAAAAGTTGTTTTACATCACCTTTTCTTACCTTAACAGGCAATGAAATAAAATGATCTCCAGCTATTAATCTTAACTTATTTTGTTTAGCTCCTATTGTATAACTTGATTGTCTCACTTGTTATCACTCCTTTATTTTTATTTAGCAAAGTCTGTTAAACTTTTCGCTTTCATAGTTTCCGCTCTTTGCTTTCCTAATTCTGAAGCAAAGTTAGTTTTAGTTGCTTCCTGCTCCTTATCTCCACCAGTACTAAATGATCCTGTTCCTTTAACCTCTTTTTCAAATAAGAAATCATGTGATTGTTTAAGAGGTTCTATTTGTTCTTTAAGACCTATAACATTATCTCCATCTACCTTAAGTTTATCTTTGTCTATAAGTGCCATAATTAAATTTTTATCCTTAATATTAAAAGTACTTAATCCTTTCTCCAAGGCATTATTAAAAGCTATATCTGATAATTGTTTCTCATAAGTTTCTTTCTGTGCTTGATTATCCAACTCTAGCTGCTCTACTTTTTCTTTTAATCCATCAACATCTTTATATTGTTCTTTTAGGTTTTTAAGTTGAGTGTCTCTCTCTCCAACCTGCTTTTTATATTCCTTAGCCTGTTCATTTACTTGGTCAAATCTTTGCTTTGGTATATAAGTACCTCCGCTTATATCCTCTAAGTCTTTATCCTTATATTCCTTTTGTTTATCTTCTGAAAGTTGCTTAAATAATTCTTCTCCTAAAATTTCTTTAAGTCTTGCCATAACATAATCCTCCTAAGTTCCTTAATTTCAGTTTTTAGCGTGGTTCTGTCCACGGATTAAGGTTGCTTATTTATTCTTTTACATCTACAAGTAAAGCTTAAAAAGATGAAAATAAAAAAGCCTTATTTCTAAGACTTATAGTTTGTACGCCTCTCTCAAATATGGTAAAATTTTGTTGAAAGAAGGTGCTTTTATGAGTAATTTAATTAAACCTGGAACAGATAACCAACCATCCGGTAAATATAAAGAGGTTGGTCCACGTGGTGGAAATGTTCCTAAAGCAAAAACTGTAACTATTGATCCTGGCGATAGGCTCCCACCTACACAGGAAAAGGGTCGTAAATGGGAAAAAATTAAATAGTTAAATTTCTATTCTTTTTTTCCATATGCAGAGGCAGAGGCTGAATATATTTATTTGTATCCAAGCCTCTGCATATCTTTTTCCATTTTCCTTATACTTTGTAATATAATGATGCATAAATTTCACCTCACTTTTATACATAATAAAAGCACCTACCATTTTATTTAGTAAGTGCTTTTAAATACCTTCAATAGATTTTATTTATTTCCCATTAATCCTATCCATCTCCTTTTTTAACCCCTTTTGAATATTATCTATATCTTTATCATCTAAAACCTTATCCACATCATTAGTATCCTTAAATTTTCTTAAGCTTTTTATTTCAATCTTTCTTTTAAGCCTCCTACACTTAGTATTCATAACACACACTAAATGCTTTTTATTACACTTAGGACATTCATAATATACTTCTGTATACATTGCTCCCAAATACTTTTCCTTAAGTTTATCTTGTGCCATATTAAACTCTCTTTTACAGTTATCACATATTACTTTCATATATACCTCCTATATTGCTATGCCATATTCTTGACCATAGCTCTCTAGCCATTTATCTAGTTTAGGATTGCTTTCTCCATTAGCCCACGCTATCAATTCATCTCTAGCCTTTTCAACTGATATATTTTCTTGAGTAGGATAACAAAGACAATTAGGATGTGCTATTGGATATTTATCAGCCGGATAAATTCCAGCACCTAAATCGTAATTGTCTTGTGTTGCATACTCATCACAAATATCTTCACCATGTCTGGCTACTTGTCTTTCATAATGGCTAGGACTTAAATTCCATTTTAATCCTATATTAAAAGGATTCATTTTTGAACCTTGTATATATGTTTCAGTGTTAGCATGTGTTAAACAAGTTCTAGATAATCTTTGTGCTTGATATGAAACATTTTTACTCATCCCAGTTTCTAAAGTTTTAGCTTCAATTCTTTTATATGGATTAATATATTTGTCTAGTTCTTTAGCTAATTCCCTAGCATTAACACCTTTAGCCACATTAATTTTTATAAGAGTATCAATGTCTCTAGAGTTTTTATTTGTTATATTCCAAAGCCTTTGATCTAATGTTTTGCCATCTGAATAATAATTACCACTTATAAGCTCTTTAGTAATATTAGAGGGCAACTGAGTAAACATTTTATTAAAAGTACTCTTTATATCTTGCACAGGAACTATTGCATCTAAATAACTTAACTGTGCAGAACTTGCTATCTGAGAACTTGCTTTTATACTCTCCTTAATAGATTTACTTAAATTAGTTCTTAATTCTAATACATATCTATTAATTGATTTATCTAATTCATTTAAATATCTAGCAGTTAAACTTCCTGCCCTAACCTTGGATAGCTTGTATGATATTTGCTTGCTGGCCTCTTCATAAATATCTAATAATTTTTTTTCCTGATCTTGTAGAAGTCTTAGAAATTGCTTTCTACCTTTTAAAATTCTCTGCTGATATAAGTTCATCATTCATCACCAATCTTATCTATACTTTCATCTAGTTCACTATTTATGGCTTTTTGAAAAGAGTCTGCCATTCTAGCCTCATTTAATCTTGATACTTCATCTATTACCTCACTAAGAGCTTTTTCTATATCTTCTTCATTGCTAAACTCTTTCATGTAGTTTCTAATAGATCTAGCATTTTTTTCAACTTCATCAAGTGCAAGCTTCTTCTTATCCTCTTCATCAGAAGGTAATGGATAGTTATGCATGAATATAGTAGTATATTTTAAAGTTTTCCATTCTTCTTTAAAGCAGCCACAATAGCAATGCTTTGAAACCTCTATAACATATTCTATCAAATCTTTAAATACTGGTTCCCAATCATTCCATTTCTCTTCACACCTAGCAATTAAGTCATTATATAGATAAATCATAGCCTTTGCTGATGGAATATTATTTAAATCACTTATCTTAGGCATATCTAACATTTCTTTCATATCACTATCTGCTCTATCAAGATATGCATTCATTGCTTCGCTACTACCTATATTGTATTCTTGCCTTTGAATTGTAGCTTGCTTTCCTTCCGCCAACGCTTCTTCTCTAGTTTTTATTGCATGTACTGCATTAGGGGCTATAGTTAATCTATTTACATCCTCTTCATTTCCATCAATAATTGATTCTGAACCAAATAGCTGGAATCTCAAGCCATCTGCAAAATCACTATTCCTTCTATTATATTGATTCTGTGCATCTCTTAAATCTGTAATATCACTTTCCCCGAAAGTATTATTAAGTTCTCCACCGTTTCTTATAAGCCAACATGGTATAGTAGAAAATCCTGTGTCATATTCAATTTTTTCTATTAAATCTGTATTCTTGTAAGTTTCTTTTCTATACCAAGCTTGAGGTGTACCAATTGTTTTATCCATTTTGTAATAATAAGTATGTAAGTAATAAATTTTATCCTTATCTTCTTCTTTATAGACATTCATTTCATCTTCTTCAAAGAAAATAGCTTTTAGTAGCCTTCCATTCTTCTCTTTATAATAAAAATTTTCTATACTCTCATACTTAATTACAATTGGTTCTCCTGGATTAGCTTCTGCTCTTAGAAGTACTCTCTTTTTAATAGTAGCTTCTAAGAATGCTTTCCTAGTATTGTTCCAGAAATTATTATTTTCAAATACATCTTCTATAAATTTTCTTAGTTCTTCACATTGTTCCTTATCCTTTAAATCATCAGCTTTAAATATAATAGTAGGCTTTTTTCCAAACATCCAACGTGCTTGTTTCTTTAATAATGGTTTAACTTTATTTCTAATATCTTGAGTAGGTTTATAATCCACATTATCATCTACTGGCCAATTCTGTCCATATAGCAATGGATTATATTTTGCTTTCTCTAAGTCTATAGATTTTCCTTTGTAATAATAGTAATCAGTAAATACGCGTTTTCTTTCAGCTATTTCATTATCCGGTAACTTTAATAATGTATCTCTTATATTCTTTGCCTGTTTCTCCATTAGAATACTGTACCTCCTTTCCTTCCGTATGGATCAGTAGTTGTGTTCTTAACAACACCTTTTCCTTTTTTATAAACTTTATCATTGTATTTCTGTTCTTTAATATCTGCAACTTCATATCCATCTAATGCATACCAAATAGCACTAAATGTATGTGGATCTATGCTAAATTCATCTTCTATAATTTCTCCATTTTTATCTACTGCATAAGTTAAATCTTCTAATTCATCTATAGCATCAAGACAATCTTCTGAACAAATTATCTTTTTAAATCTCTTAACCTTTTTAGTATTTTGAAGTCTACTACCTTGGAACTTCTTAGCTCCCCTCATATTAAATCCTTCTTGCTTATAGTATTTAATAGTTTTAGGCTCTGCACTATCTGCTCTAATTAATTCCTGTGTTTTCTTAAACTCTCCTATTTCTATTGCTGTTTTATCATCTGTCATTTGATTTTTATAATATTGCCAGTAAATATACAGAATTTTATTCTCATCATCTATGGCCAATCTAACTATGGCATTGTATGAAGTTTCAAATCCAAAGTCCATACCAACTCTATATATTGGTCTTTTAATTTTTTGAATAGCGCTAATAACTGCGTAATGTGGTGCCTTCTCGAATTGTGGTAATACTTTTCTGCCATTAACTCCAAATCTACCTCTTCTAGCTATTCTATATAAATCAATGTCATAAGTTTTTAACTCATCCAACTGATCTATATAAGTTTTAGGCAAAAATAAATTATCATCAGCTAGAGAATGATGATAATAAGTGTTGTTGGTAATTATTATTCTATTTTTGTATAGTTCCTTATCATCTAAGATAAAAATCTTCTTTTTAGTATCCATAAAAAAGTGCTTGTAACACCAGTTATTCTTTGATACTGGGTTAGTAGAAAGTATCATGTGTAGTTCTAGTGTTGGGTGTCTTAACCTTCCTAAAAGTTCTTTAAATCCAGCATATTTTACTTCTGAACATTCTTCTATCCATATTATAGATACATTGTTTATAGATTTTAATTTAGCTGGCTTATCCATACCTTTAAATATAATCTTACTACCATTAGGAAACCTTATTTGCATAGGAGAAGTAACACATTTAATCCTATCATCTAATTCCATTTCGGTTATTATTTCATCAAATAATGAGAAACAAGAATCTCTAATAGTGTCATATACCTCTCTCACAACTAAGGCTGTTCTTTTTTCTTCTAATAGTTTAAGTATTAATTTCAATGCTACATGATAACTCTTAGATGAACCATAGCCACCTACTAGAAAATAAAACTTCGTGTTCCAATCAAACAGGAAATTTTCAAAGTGCGGATTAACTTCCTTTTCTATAGCCATTAATCCTCACCCTTCCGCTTGATTAATATTTCTATAGGTTTATCTTTGTTATCATCTTTATTTATATCTGCTTTAAGTTTTTCAATTCTTAACTTCTGCTCTTCCGTAGCCATATCCCAATTAGTATTAAGCATTTCATCATATTGCTTTATAAGACTTCTTAATTCTCCCATCGCTCTACTCTGTGCATTTAAAAAAATGGCCTGCCTATCCCAAGCAAACTGGAATTCATATTCTTTTTTCTCAGAATACCCACCTTCAAAGCTAGAATATTCCTCTTTTTTTAGTTCCTTTATCATTTCTTCTTTATCTGTTACATGCATTATTCTTTGTGCTCTTATTATTGCTGCATACTGTAACATTATCTGGTCCCATAATATATCTAAAGGTTTCTTAGTTTCTATTTCTTCCATTATTCCTAAAGTTTCTTCTGGTAAATACTTAGAGAAAAAACCATGTTTCTCCGCATTCTTATTCTTTATTGGAGCTCCATGGCCTACTGCATTTTTATTATTTAAGGGTGCACCCTTTTTATTTTTGTGTGCACCCTTCTGTTTTTTCTCTTCTGACCAACCATATCTTTTTACCCAGGACTTAATTGTATTTAAACTAACTTTATATTTTTCAGCTAAATCTTTATATTTCATACCTTTTAAATAATCTTGCTTTGCCTGTTCTTTAGTATCTGGTCCTCTTATATTTTCCATACCACCACCTCGTTGCTAATTGCTTTGTTTGTTTTGTATATAAAAAAGAGCCCTTATGAGCTCTTTTCATTATCCCTATTCTTCATCAACATATGTATCTCTTACATTTGATAATAAAATATTTCCTCTTTGTTTATTACCTTCAACATCATAAACTTCAAAATCGTATCCTGGGAATTGCTTTTTTAATTTTTCTTTAAATTCACTAACAGTTGCAGAATTTTTTGTCATTCTTCCACTTTTATAATTAGTTGGAAGACTAGCATCGCCACGTACATCTTTCTTTTCTTTAAAAAACTTTACATCTAATCCTTCTTTTTTATATATTGTTTTTTCAACAAATTCAACTCTTGGCATATTATCACCCCTCTCAATAATATATATTTCTACATTTTAGGATATTACCCTTCTTTATTTTTACATTTTATGAAGGTTTTTTACATTTTATATAGAATTATACTTATGAAAGGAGATGATACAATGTCAGCACACATTAAAATTACCTATATAAATAATGATCCTGCTGGTAAAGATACAAAATTCAAACTTAATGACGAATGGGTATGTATCAAAAATGTTGGTGATTCTTCTGTGGATCTTTCAAATTGGATATTAACAGATTGGAGACCTGAACAAAAACATATTCACAAATATACGCTACCAACTTATATAAATTTTTACTCAACTTGGACATTATCACCTGATGAATTATTATTTATAATGACTGGGTCAGGAACTGATAAATACTTTGAGAAAACTGATAAATACTCAGCTCAATTCCATTTATATCAAAATAGATCACAATTTATTTGGAATAATACTGGTGATACAGCTTGTTTATATGATACTTCTGGCAATCTAGTTTCTACTCTTACAGTGTAACTACTAAGACTAAGGCTTTTTAATAAGTCTTAGTCTTTTGCATGGCTTTTGTTTAGTTCTCAATCTGTTTTCCTCATGTTATTTGTTTTATACTTATATACCTCCCCTATAATAAGTTATCATAACTCATAAGATTAATATCAGAAAAAGAGTGGTAAACAAAACTTCTCCTTTTCATTTTTATTTGCTTATCAGTGAATTCATTTCTTACTAACTATTCAACTAGTATAAGTTTGTTTTTTATATTTATTTGATATCTAGATTTTGCCGTGAGATTATCTCATTTTTGTATGTTAAAACTTTTACTAACTCTAATTTATTTAACAATATATATTCTACTGTTGCCTATCTTTTTACATATAATATCTTCATTGGTCCTAAGATAGTCTATATCCTTTTTAGATATTATTATATTATCATAATTATCTTGAAAAACATTATATCCCATAAATATTAAAAGTATATTTAGATACATTAAATCACTGTGAATATAATAAGTTCCTATCACAAAAAATATCATAAAATTAACTAATATACTAGTACCTTTAGTTATATCAATAGTATTTAAAGGAATTATATACGTAATAAAGTAATCTAATATATCATTATTTATAGATTTTACTTCTAAAAACGATTCTTTTTTTGTATAATTACCATTAAAGAATATAATTAACGATATCATTGATATTATAGATGAAAATATCAGTATATTCCACAATATGCTATTTAACTTATAAACCTTAATTATAGATTCTAAGTCTAATTTCTTCATATTTTGTATAAAAATTATAATATATAATGGGATATATGAAGATATAAAAAGATTTATCTTAAAAATTTTCTTTAATAATTTCATAAAGGTTATCACCAACTTTTATTTTAGCTTATCCATTCCTGGCTGACTGCCTATTAACGTTTTATAATATGCATCATTCATCAATAATGTTATTTGAGTAATTTGACTCTTATCTTCATAAACAATTTGATTTTCCTCATTATTAAAAGTTATACCCAATTCAAAATCCTTTGATACCTTTACAACTTTATCAAAATTTTCAAAAAATAACGGTAACATCCCATTTGATCCTATTTTCGTTAGCCTTTTAACTGCTGGAATATTATTTAAGACGTCCTTTTCAAATTCTTCAAAATTGCATATTATATTTTGCTCCTCAATCATATTTATAGTTTCTCTTGCTTCACTTTTAAATTGTTCTTCCAAATCAAAAATTCTTTCCAATGCTATATGATTTAATATCAATATTTTATTTTCAAATAAAATTAAATCAATATCATTATCTACTCCTAAAACATCTCCTTCAATTTTACCAAATGTTCCTTCAATAAATGTTCCTAAAAAACCTTCTCTTAATTTTTTCATTTTAGTAAATCTTCTAAAAGTAAAAAGAATTTTATCATTATGTCTAAATTTAAAGCAATATGTATGTATGTCATTAGTGTCCATCATCTTTTTTAATTGATTTTCTTTTTTAAAACAAGAAGTTATATTATCTAAATTTTTTATGAAATCTTTAGTGCATATTTCAATAACTCCATCAATCTGACCACATGGATTATAATCATCTTGAATATACTCCTTTTCTTCTATAAGTCTTATAACTTCTGAAACCCTATTTATAGTTATCTCTTTTATTTTTTTTTGTATATCCTCAGATATAGATGGAGAATATGAATTATATATACTTTTACCATCTGAACTTTTTTTCTTACTAATAAAATAAAAATCTATTGAATCCTTATTACCTTCATCTTGAAGTTTATCCTCTTCAAGCTCATTTAAGTTCATTAGCATCTCAGTTACATCTATATATTTATTACTCTTAGTAGGTTTCAATTCTTCTTTTACCATAATGGTATCCCCCTTAATGTATAAATTATATATGTATAATTCTACAAAAAAGGAAATAATCCTACTATATTACAATATATTGTTAAACATTAGTATTTATTTAACAACACCATTTAACACTTATGTGACATTACCCTCATACATTTTTCTGCCTTAAAGCCCCACCGTTACCCCTGTAATAACTATCATGTTTCATCATTTCAACATAATCAGAAAAAGAGAGATCCTCTTTATCTCTCCTACACTTTTTCTTATTCTGCTTCCTATTTTTATTTAATTGCTTATGTATTCCTGGTTGTTGTGTTTCTATTATTTTCCCTACCTTCAACCTCCCACCTCCCGTATTTTATTTAATATGAATATAGTCTCCTAATCAAGTTTAGGTATGTAAAAAGCACCTGGATTACAGATTAAAAGTCTGTTCCAAGTGCCTTTAAGTATTCTTTTTCTTAAATAAAATAAGCACTAGTATTTCTACCAGTGCTTATTTTATATTATTTAATTTATTAAGTTTAGCCGTTAAAGGGCGCAAAACCTCCGTCTCATCTATGCCAGCCTTTGCGTCACTATCTAAACTACGCAACAAGCTTCTTCCCCATTACCTGCTCCAAATACGTTAGATCCATCAAGCTTTAGTTCTAATCCTAAAGCCAATACATACCTTAAAAAAGTATCTAATGTTGGAGAGTTATCAATTTTCTCCATCCTTGAAACCATCTGTTGAGTTAATCCACTTCTTTCCGCAACTTCTTTCTGAGTTATTCCAGTAGATTCTCTAAATTTAACTAATGATTCAATCAATTTATATTGAGCATCAACTTGCTTCATATAAATTTCTAATCCTGGATATCTTTCAATCGATTTTTTAATCTCTTCTTCTGGATCCACCTTATGAAATGGCATTTTATCACCTACAATTTTATAAAATGTAAAAAGCACCTGGAATTAACCAAGTGCCCTTTAGTACATACACAATATATTATATATTTTTTATTTTTGCAGTTATCTTATTTGTACGATAAAATCTCTGCTATTTCTATGCTACTATTATAACATGCTTTTCTTCTTAATTTGTTGCGATTTCGTTGCATTTTTGTTGCACGTTTTTATATAAATTTAGATGCATCTCTTACTATTTTGTCTTTCTTTCTCTTAACAGTACTCTTATCTATGTGTAATCTTTCTCCTATTTTCTCTAGCCCTAGTTTTTCTTTATATTTCATTTCTGCTATAAGTCTATATTCTGTTTCCATATTTCTAAATAAATAATTCATATCTGCATTTTGTCTTTGTATTTCTCTAATTCTTGCATGGTTTTTTAATATCTGCTTTCTTGTTTGTTTCCATTCTCTTTGCATTCTTTCTATTTCTTTTATAATCCCTTGTTCTGCTCTACTTACTCCAGTATTAGAAGTTTGTACCCTTTCTTCATATCCTATTGTCATTCCTAACTCTGCATCTATGCTTACATTTGTATTTCTTATATCCTGTCTTAAACTCTCTTTTGTTTTTTCTAATTCCATGCATCTATTTTCAAGCTTGTCTATTTCTTCTATATCCCTAAAATATCTATATAATCTACCTTCTGTTTTTGAATATAGTTTTTTATCCAACATTAGTGTCCTCCTATTTATAAAACCTACTTTTATTCCAGGTTTTAGTTTTACTTTTATTTAAAGTTTTAATTTCTTTTATATCAAAAGGTTTTATTCCAGATGCTAAATTAATGAGTCTATCCATCCCTATATCTAATTCTCTTAATTGAGATTTTTGTTCTTCTGTTAAATTTAATCCAGCTAAATCAAATTTATCTGATGTAGTATTATTCATACCGCCTTCACCTTCCTAATTTCTTTTCCATTTAGGTTGTAAACTATCCCATGATCCATATCAATTTTAGCTTTTATTCTTTTTCTGCCTCTCTTTAAAACGCATGGATAAGTAATCTTGTAGTCTTCCTCAAATAGCTTATACTCACCATTAAAGTACTTGTCCAATTTATCCCTCCATGCTTCCATGATTCAACCACCTCTTTATTATTCTTTAAATAACCAATCTAAAAATTCTTCAAACAGTTTCATAAATATAAATATGATTGTCACGCTCCCAAAGCCTAGACAACATATATAAAATACAGCTATTAATACATCCATAATCGTCCTCCTATTTGTATTATTGTTTTATTGCACTAGTACAGTTGAGGTGTAGAAATACATAGTTTAATCCCTACACCTATTTAATTTTGCTAAGATATTTTTTTGTATTCGTGTCGAATATTTTCTTCTGATAGTTCCGCATAAATTTGAGTAGTTGACAGATTCTCATGTCCCATTATGTGCTGTAAAACAGGAAGAGGCATGCCACTATTGATCTTCCCAGTTGCAAAACTATGCCTGAACAAATGAGGATAAATAGACTTATCTATTTCAGCCCTCTTTGCTATCTTTTTAATTTCTCTTTGTATGGATCTTCCACCTAACCTCCCATGAGGTCTCTTAGATGTAACAAACAATGCTTCGTTATTATCTTTTCTAGTTAACAAATACTTTTTTAATAAAATTTTAGCTTTTGTACTAAAGTAAACTTTTCGTTCCTTATTTCCTTTTCCCACTACATTTAAAGACATTTCATGCCAATCAATATCTAATTTATCCACTCCAACTATTTCTGATAATCTGCATCCCGTAGATATTAAAAATTCTACTAAAGCCTTTTCTCGTTCTGTCTTACATGCTTGTCTTAAATTCTCTATCTCTTCTTCTGTCATAGCATGCCTTAGCCTTTTAGGTTCTTTGGTTTGTTTTAATTTTTTAGCTGGATTTTTAGGTATATACTCTTCATCTGCAAGCCAACCAAAGAAACTTTTTAGTATAGAGATTTGTCCATTTACACTAGTTGCTTTCATGTTCTTGCATCTAACCGCTAAGAACATTCTTAAATCCATAGTAGTAATAGTTCCCAGTGGTTTTCTTAAGTGATCTGCAAATATTGCTAAATTATATTGATAGTTTTTTAATGTTTTTAAGCTTAAGCCATCCAATTTCTTAGATGCTAAGTATATTTGTAGTTTTTCTTCTATATCGCTACTTACAAGAGCCGTCTCCCCTGGCAATACACGGTATTTATACAATACTTCTTCTGCTATACTTCTAACTTTTAATTGATCTATATCTGGAAATTCTAAAGATAATTTCCCAACCAATTTAATTACAACTTCTTCTTTACTACTTGAACTATACATATAAATACCTCCTTGTATATTGCCATTAAGGCCAGTTTAATTTTTATTTATATCCTGGATCTAATATTTGAACTGTGAATCTAATCTTGATATAAAATTTTCTTACCGGTTACTTTTGCATATTCCAATTCTGCTTTAGCTCCTCTACTATCTTCCCAATTATTTAACATATATATTGAATCACATTGGTCTATCATAGATGTACAAATAGGCATATATGCTTCATACGGGAATCCTTCTGGTAAGATAGAAGGGTTCATGCAAATATATCCACCTTCTTTTAACTTAGTTTCTGCCTTATCAAAATTTTTTTTATAATCTTTTAATCCATTTATTTTCCCAGCGATATAAATTTTCATCTTTTTACCCTCCAATATTTGAATTGTGTATTAATCTTCTACATATTGGTCATATTCATCTGGTTCAATATATTCTAAATATTTTCTATTAGTATCCAATGTACCAGCTAAGCCTATTTTTAAATTTTCTGCAATATCACTTTTAAGTTCTTCTGGTATTTCTTTTTTGGTTTGCATTGTTGTCTCTATATAAGCCTCACAATAGTCTTTCAATTCTTCATCCCAACCAACTTCGGCTTCTTTGGCTATTCTATAGCAAAATCTATTATTAAACATTTTATCTCCTCCATTTATTTTTGTTGCAAATTACTTGAATACAATAACAAGATTGGCTACATAATCTCTTAATCCACATTTTACACAGGTTACTTCATTATCTTTTATATCCTCATGCAACAAATAATAATTACCTTCTACTTTTATACACTGTATAGGTTCATGATTAAATTCTGTAGAACCACACCTAACGCAGCTTAATTGAATTTTCATATTTTATCTCCTTGTTACATAATAATTTCAGTTTACATAATCTATTTTAAGTTAACTTATAGTTAAATAATTTTTTCTTTATTTATTTTCATCACTATTGTTAATATCGTATATTATTAATTCTTTTGCATAAGGTAAACTTTCTATCCAATCACATATTTTATGCCATTCTTTGAGCCTGTGATTATTCCTTTGCTTGTATATATTTCTTAACTCTGCATAGTTAGTGTTAACTGTTCTTAGTTGTAAAAAGGATTCTGGTAATATTCTTTTAGCGCTTGTTATACATTCTCTTTTTTCTTCTTCTGTTTTAGCGTTCAACCACTTCTCTCTTGCTTTATTTAAATAATTTACTGCATTATTTATAGCCCAAAGTTCCATATTGTTATTATCATCAAATTCAAAATCATCTACAGATATTTCTTTCTGCTTATTTAATAACTTGTGCATTGTGCTGCAGCTATTCTTGCTATTAAATTTATATGTATCAAATTCACTCCAAATATATCGGGGTAGATTCATGTCCACCCAAACTTGTATTTGTCTTAAAAATTTGCAATGTTCACTGCCAGCTTTTACTAATCTTTGTGCTAAATCTAAATCATCTTTACCTAATATAAAAGATTCATCATTGTAATTTCCAAACATATCACTATCTATATTAATACAGCTATCTGATTTGCTCCAGCTGTTCATTAGGTTTCTTAATCCTCTAAAAGCACTTTCAAATCCATATACTTGTGTTTTATCTATTTTCATATTGTAACTTCCTCCCTTATATATTTATTTTTTTGTGTTTATTTCATCTTATCTTTGTATTCCGTACTAACTCATACGCTTTGCTATCTCGTAAATCACATTTACTGTAACACCATTTCCAGCCTGTTTATATAACTGGCTATTACTACAAACTTTTGCTGCTTTTTCAAAATCTTCATCTGGCCAACCTTGCAATCTCCAACATTCTTTTGGAGTTAATTTTCTTATCTTGCCATTAACTAAGACTTTCGAGCCTTCACCTTTATTTGTAGTTAGTGTTGGGGATAACCCTTTACTGTTATAAACTTGCCCGTTCATACCTTTCCCAGAAGGATTCGCATTGCCTATTATTTGTATACATGGTTGTCTATTGCCACCTTGCATAGTATCTAAAGCTTCTATACTGCTATTCTCTTCATATGTTTGTAGGACTCTCCTATAGTATTTACTATGTGCAACCCTACTTATAGGAACACCAACGTGTCCATTTGTTTCTGTGATAGGAAATACTTTTCTTGTACCTCTTCCTCTAAGATGTCCAATAATGAACACTCTTTCTCTATTTTGTGGCACTCCGAAGTTTTTAGAGTTGAGAACTTGCCACTCTGCATCATACCCGATTTCATCCAACTCAATGAGAAGTCTGGCGAAGTCAAACCCTCTGTTAATACTAAGTAAGTTTTTAACGTTCTCAATAAATAAGTACTTGGGTTTATCTTCTTTTTTTGTATCTTTATTAAGTCCTGTAACTGTGAAAAACAAACTTGAACGCTTTCCTTGGATCCCTCCCTGTTCTCCGGCAACGCTGATATCTTGACAAGGGAATCCGAAGCACCAACAATCTGCTTTTGGAAGTTCAGTTGCTCTGACATTTCTGATATCTGTTCCAAACCATTCATCCTCCTTTGGCGAATGTATTTCTTTATAACTCATATTTGCGAATTTATCCCATTCACAATGGCCTACACATTTATGATCTGCCATCTCCATTCCTTTTCTAAATCCTCCAACTCCTGCAAAGAAATCTATAAATGTTAAACTCATTTCATCACCTCTTTGTGTCGCTTAAAATTCAACTTCTGCAATTTGTATTTGCGACCTATTCTCTAATTTCCTTGGAATTATCAAATATTGCTAAAAATCTATTGCCATCAGTATGTGTATCAACCATAATCATTGTATAATCTTTTCCACGATACACCCATTTTTTATAAAATTTTTGCTTGTAAATTTCATCTGAATAATATTCGCCAGTATCATTGAGAATGTCATCTTTTTTACCATATTGAACTTCTTCGTCATTTATTATTTTCCAATCATGTTCTCTTCTGTCATCCATAGGAAGTACAACCCAATCTTCTTGAAACTCGAAGTAATCATAAACTTCTTGTTGTAATTTAAAATATTCATCAAATATATTCATTTTTTAACTCCTCCTTAATCCTTATATGACGTACTTATTTCATATTGTGACTATTCAATTTTATTATTTTTCTCATATTCTCCTAAAAACTTATAGAAACACTCTCCACAATCGTCCATACCTGTTGAGCAACCACCATTAGGACAATTACTACCTATAAGGGTTGCAAATCTTATAAAATTATCTTTTCCCATAAATGCACACATTTGATATAAAAATTCTTCATCTTTCATATGTTCAAAAGGATTTTTCATTTTATTCCCCTTTCTATTAATTCAAATTACGTATTTTTAAGTTCTACACGCTCCCATGTAAGAAAGCTTCTATATGCTTCAAGTTCTAATCTCAAATTTCTCATAGCTTCTATACATACACTATAGTTAGTTTCTGCTATATCTCTATTTAATCTTAATTTTGCAATTTCTTCTTTTCCTTTTGCTAAATCATTTATTAGTGTTGCTGGTTGCTTTTCCAACTGTCTTAATCTTAAAATTTCTTTTCTTAATGCTACTTTGTAATCATGCTCTGCTGAAGCTTTCTTTACCCCTAGAGTTTTTAACTCTATATTTCCTCTAGTTAATGCTTGTTGGCATACTCCTATCTTGTCCATTATTTGTTGTGGCGTCATATTGCCCTCCTTTAACTACACTTCTTTTAATATCTTTAGTTCTATATTTGGATACCTAAGCTTAAACTGCTTATACGTTCTCTTCCATTGCTCCGATTCATAGCCTTTTGTATCTTCTACTGTATAGGTCTTATCTTTATTTAAAACTAGAAAATCTGCACTATAAGTAATTGCTCTATTCTCTCCGTTACCTTCTTGTAATATAAACTGTGGTTGTAGCACAAACCCTGCTATCTCTCCTGCATGAAATAATAATTTAAGTTGGCAATACCTTTTAGCTTCTAATTGACTTCTGAAAAATACTCCATCTATCCAGATACCTTTATTTTTATATTTCTGTTTTTTAGGTTTAGGCTTTCCTACTTTCTTCCCTCTGTTTTTTAAATATTCTTCATACTGTTCCTCTGTCCACCTCAAAATTGACCACTCTTTCTTCTATAATTCTTGTTCATAACTTTATCTATATTGCAAGCTACATGATCCATGTAATCTGTCCTTTTTATTCTTTCCTTATCTCTCTTTCTCTGCTGTAGCAATATATAGGTTTTATTTGCCTTTTCTTTATTTGACATACAAATGACCTCCCATAAGTCTTTGTATTATATCTATCTTTTCATAGCCTTCTTTATAAAGCTTTAATTTCTTAGTTATTTTCCTAGCTTCACTTGTAGTTGTTTCTAATCTTTCTTTTATTTCTTTTTCTGTAAAATAGTCTTTATCAAATAGTTCGAATAGCTTCTTCTGTAATTCTAGCTTGTATTCTAAATTTTTCTTTTTACTCATATGTGGTCCATTATCACCTCTATGGCAATCTGCACATAGATATTTAAAATTAATATTTATATTGGCCATATATGAAGCCTGGCTTCTGAAAATTATATGGTGTAGTTCTACTACGTTTTTTCCGCATTCCTCACAATATTTCATTAATTAAACCTTCTTTCAGATTTATTTAGTATGCCAAGGGTATAAAGTTTGTCTTATACCCTTAGCTTTTTAAACCCTAGGATATTATGTTAATGTTTTGTATTTCTTTTAATTCTTCTTGTAGGTATGCTTTTATACTTCGCATTGCTTGATTTCTCCAAGCTCCACCATCAGCTTCAAAAATAGCCGCCTTAGGTCCTTGTTGCATTCTGAATATAAACTTACTTGTCGGCTGTTGTACCTCTGGGAATGTTCTATATGGTGCTAATGCTACTGGATTAGGTACTACTGCTTGTCCTACGCTTGCTACACCGGTTTTTATTGTCACCGCTTGAGATACTCCATCATCACCTGTGCTTTTTACTGCTTCATCTTTTATTAGGCCTGTATATTTGAGTAATACTTCCTTGTCTCCTACATCCACAAAACTAGATTGAAGCATAATATTAAATTCTTCTGTGCCTATGAATCTGTCATAATAAATGTTATTTGGCAAAATAGCTACTGCTCTTATATACATTTCTCTTTCTCTATCCTTATTTAAAGGACTATATAGTCTTACATCATCATGTGATTTTACTTGTATTAATAATTCACTTTGTAATCTATCTGTATTTGTTTTTATATAATCTATTAGTCCTGTAAGTGTTGATACTGTTAATGTGTCTGCTAATGGTCCTGTAACCCTATCTAATCCTTTTGTTGAAAAAGTTCCTTGATCTAATTGAATGATTGGGTCCCTTTTCTCTCCTAAATTTACTAAGTATTCTAAAGCTTCTTTATTTATCATTTTTCATTCCTCCAATTTTATTTTTATTATTTTACTAATTTGATTCCTTTAAGATCTACTTCTTTTTCTTCTGCGGTAGTTAATACTTCGCCAGTTTCTTCATCAACTCTCATAGTGCTTTGGCCTGGTATTTGTTTCTTGTATTCACTCGCAAGTATTCCGCCTTTTCCATCTGTTCCAATTACAATCTTAGCTGCTAGTGGTTTTGTTGGAGCTAATTTAGGCTTAGCCACTATAGATACTTCTGTTAATTCTCTATCTTCACCACTTACAAATGTCATATCTACAGTTAACTTTCTTTTTGTTTTATAATCTGTGTTTGGATCTGCAATATTTTCTAACACCTCCTTTAAAGCCATATTGATTTTTTCTGCCAATGCTCCATCAGCAAAGGTTTCTAGGTTTATCATCTTTTCCATAATATTGTTCTCCTTTCTGTATTAATGTTTTATTATACTCATACACTACAGATATAGAAATGCCTAGAGTAAGCCTATATCTACAGTATTTAGTTAACTATTAGATTCTAATGTCTTTATTTTGTATCACTTAGCGTTAGTTTTTCTTTGCCCTATTTTCTGATATATGTCTGCTATAATAAGTCCTGTTTTAGTTAAATCTGCATCTGTTTTAATTAACTTATTTCTATTCATTATTAATAATTGTTGTCTTGATACTAAGATTAAATTATCTATATCAAAATTTCTTTTATTACCATCACCAAATAATATTGAATGTCCTTTAGGTATGTTTCCATTGTACTTTTCCCAAATTACTTGCTGCTTTAACCTCCATTTATTCGGCTCTGCTACTTTAATTTCTGTATAGCCATCTACTGTTATTCTTTCACTTCCTACTGGTCTATGATTTATTGGAGTACTACCTTTCTTAAACCATGTTTTTTCACACCCCTTGGCATATACGCCTTTTATTCCTTTATTAGCTGGTACATTCCCTTTCTTGAATTGTCCTGTAAATCCAGTATTTAATTTATATCTACTTATTGCACCTTTTATTTGGCCCAAAGTAAGATTTAAATCAAATTTTTTATTTATAAAATTCTGGATTTCCTTGTAATGATGTCCCGGTGTTATTTTCTTAAGATAATCTTTTTCTTCTTTACTCCATACATGAAGAACTTTATTTTTGCTTCCAGTTGTTCTCCCTGCCATATCTATTAACCCTCCAACATTTTAGGCATTTCTGTATTATCTCTTCCTAGTGTTTCTGCCTGCAACTTTTTAGCTTGTAATATAACATTTGCATTAGAAACTATCTGTGAAGCTATTCCTGTTACTGCCTTAGCCCTAGTTATTTCTTTTTTCAATTCTTCTCCTTCTATATCTTCATCATTTAATCTCTCAAGTTGCATGAATAGATGATTATTTAAATCACCAAGTGTATTTTTCATAATGCTCCCTCCTTTAAAATGCTTTTCCATACTTATATTTTCTATTTTTGTTCTTGACCATCTTCATTTATGGTTATTTTAAATCCACATTTACAAGTTCTTGTATAAGTATCATCTTCGATTATTATTCCACCCTCACCATTACCAATCTTATTGTTTCCACATTTAGGGCACTTCTCATATTTTCTCATTATAGGCAATAACGTTTTTACATCCATAATTAATAACCTTCTTGCTGCCTTTTAATGTTTGTCTCATACTTTTTCAAATAATACTGTTCCATTTCTTCTAGTGTTATTCCTAAGCGTAGTCCTAATCCTATTACTGATAACAATATTGAATATCCTTGTAGCACAAATTTATACACTTGTAAAAATCCTTCGTTAATTTCTTTATTACTTCTTTTATATATTGATATAGCTATTGAAAAGTTATCTAAAAATTCATCTGGAAATTGATTTAATTGATTTTCTAAGCTAAGAGCAAAGTGTAAGCAATCTGCAAATTCCTCTAAGACCTTTTCTCTATTTATTTCTTTATGTTGTTTCCAATGCTTAAAACTCTGTACTTCATTTGCTAACTCTCCAAGTTCGACTAATAAAGCTAGTTTAATACTTTCATATGGATACTTTTTTATGCCTGCTCTTTCTAAAATTATTCCATCAAGTTCTTCCTGTTTCTTTAAAAGTTCTCTTAGATTCATTATTTCCCCAACTCCTTTAAACAGATTTTACAAATATTTTTACCTTTAAAATTTATAACCTCTTTAGCTTCTCCGCAGAATATGCAACATGGCTCATATTTCTTTAAAATTATTTGTTCTCCTTCTGTATAAATTTCTAGTCCATCACCTTCCTCTAGATTTAAAGTTCTTCTTAATTCCTTAGGAAAAACTATTCTTCCTAATTGGTCCATCTTTCTAACAACTCCAGTTGATTTCATAATTACATTTCCTCCTTGTTTTTATTTAATTCATATAACATTATTTCTCTTCCTGTTAGCTCTAGAGCTTGGTCTAAAGATTTAGTGATAAAATACTGCTTGACTACTTCATCTACCCACATATCTGTTCGTAGTTCTAAATTTTCTACTTCTTCCTGGTACTTGTCCAACAATTCCAAGCTCTCTAGTAACAAATCCTTATAGTCCATGCTTTTCTTTACATAGTCCTTTAGAATGAACTTTAAAATTGTATTTTCTTCTTTAAGTCTTTGTGTTTCTTCTGTTCCTTTATTCCCTATTTCTTTAATTAATATGGTTATCATATTTAAGCCTCCATTCTTCTATACTGCCAATTTAATTTTCCTTGTTTTATAAGCTCTTTTCTCTTCCAAGATATATTTTCTGTGCTTCTCCCTAGCTCCCAAGCTATTTCTCTATCTAATGCTCCATCTTTTTTCATCCTTATTACTGTATTTACTTCTTCATCAGTCCAAGGTATATTTACTTTTCTACAAGGTTTTAGTTCTAATTTTGTTGCTCTATTTCTTACACTACTAGAGCTTCTATCTAAAAGTTCTGCTAATTCTTTCAGGCTTCTTGAAGTCTTCCATAAGTTTTTTAATTTTCTATCCTCTAATTCATTCCAAAGCTTATATTCTCTTTTAGGCCTTTCTCTAAAATCTTTTTTTCTTTCTATCTCAACCCAGCTAGGTTCTTTGCCTAATATGTTTCTTTCTAATTTAGAAAAATTAATTATTTCTTTGTTGTCTTTGGCCCATTTCCAAAAATCCTCTGTTTTTATTCTCCAAAACTTTCTTTTGCATCTAACTGCCTTGTATTGTGCCTTTAGTCCTTTATTCTTTATCCATTTATCAACAACTACATGTGCATCTATTTTAAACACTTTTGCAATCTCTGCTGCTGTTAATTCCCCTGTAGCTTCCAATGCACTAGAAAGACCTAATCTACCAGCCTTAATTTCTATAGCATTTTCACTTCTACCAAGTTTTTTAGCTATTCTTTTAAGCGTTGTTTTGCCATAACGTCTCTGTAAATATTCTTCTTCCTCTTCTGTCCAGATACTATTTCTTGATTTTATATTGTATTTTTTCATCAAGTATGATACTTTACTTTGATTAATATTTAATGTTTCTCCTACTTGTTTTTGTGTAAGTCCCTTATTATATAATTTTTTTATTTTTTCTATAATATCTTTATTTTGCATCCCTAACCCTCCTATTCCTGTGGCATCTGGAATACAAAGTCCCTAGTTGTTCTTTTCCCATTGTATATATCATCAAACCTTGTACCTTTTATCATTCTGTCTTGTATCTCATCCAATACCTCTATTGCTCTTTCTTCTGTAGCATATTCTCCTAGAAAGTAATGAGCACCATATACACTCATCCCATCAACCTCTATATTTTCACAATGTACCAAAACATCTTTTCCTTTACTTCTAATCCACATTTTTTATCCCCCATTCTTAATTTTCTATTTGTTTTTCCTTAATAATTAAAAACTCTATTAATCCTTCTTTTATTTCTTCAGCTGATGTTTCCTCTATTTCTCTTATATTTATTTCTTTATTGCCTTTCAAAGTTTCATATACGCTCCATCTATTCAAACTAATCACCTCTTAAACATCTCTGTTATAAGTTGATACTCTTCTTTATAAATAAATTTCAACGCTCCTGTTTTACCGTTTCTTTGCTTAGCTATATTAACTTCTAATATCCCTTTTTCTTCACTTTCCACATCATAATATTCATCTCTATAAAGAAACATTATAGTATCAGCATCCTGCTCTATTGCTCCTGATTCCCTAAGGTCTGAAAGCATTGGTCTTTTATCTGACCTTTGTTCTACTGCTCTTGATAGCTGGCTCAATAATATTACTGTTACATCTAATTCTTTAGCTAAGAATTTTAAATGCATTGTTGTATCCGCTACTTCTAAATCTCTTCTTTCTTTTTTAACCATTTTCATAAGTGTTAAATGGTCCACTATTATTACGTCTAATCCATATTTTTGTTTTATTTTTTTACTTCTAGCTTTTATATCCTGTATAGAAAGATTAACTGAACAATCAGTAAACATATTATTTCTTCCAGCTATTTCACCAGTTCTATACCCCAGCCTTTTCCATTCATCATCATTTAAAGAACCTCTATTCAATTTTATTGAATCTATATATGCCTTAGCTGCTAATCTTCTCATTCCTAAAGCTTCTGGTGTCATTTCCATTTCAAATAATGCTACTTTGTATCCCTCTGCTGCTAATCCATCTGCCACATTTAATGCAAATACAGTCTTACCCATTGATGGCCTACCAGCTATAATATTTAATTCTCCTCTTTTAAACCCGTTTATTGCATTATCTAATAGTTTTAATCCTGTTCTCATTCCTGGTATTTCTCCACCACTTTTATATCTTTCTTGTATTGCTTGAAGTGTACATGTCATAAGTTCATCATCTGTATAAATTAATTTATCATTGGTATTTGTTGTTTCTAAAAGCTTATCCTGTGTTTTATTTACTATGTCTTGTATTTCTATCTTTTCATCATAAGCTTTATCTATAAGATTTTGGGCTGCTTTAATTAATTTTCTTCTATTTGATTTTCCTTTTATTATTTCTGCATAATTTGTTATATTTGAGCCTGATATCCCACTATCTATTAATTTGCTTAAATATGTTACTCCACCTATTTTAGTTAATTTTTCTTCTCCTATTTCATTAGAAATTGTTACTATATCTGCTTTTATGTCTCTCATATATAATTTAGTTAAGGCCTCATATATTATCTGATTAGCTGAATTGTAGAAATCCTCTATTTCTAGTATGTCTACAACTTCATTTATTGCATCTTCATTAACAAGTAAGGTTCCTATTAAATCACATTCTACTTGTAATGAAAATGGCAAGGCTTTACTTTCTGTCATAAAATATCACCACCAAAATCAAACTCTTTATGAGCGCATGAATTTGTTTTAATCTGTTGTTCTTTTTTATCTTCTTTGGGATAGCCTTCTTTCATCCATGTTTGTAATATCCCATTTATATACTGCATACTACATTTGTTAAGAGCTATAGCTTTTTCTATAGCTAACTTAGTATGTTTATATCCATGTTTCATTATTGAAATTTTTACTGCTGCTAAATTTAAAATTCCTGGAATAGAAGTTACTTCTTCAACATATTGACATAATTTCATGGCTTCAAAGTGAGAGTCTCTTTCTCTCTCTTTATTTAGTTTAATATCATTATTTAGTAGTACGGGATTTTCCCAGTTCGGGGTTTTCCCAGTTCGGGATTTTCCCGATTCGGGGTTTTCAAGTTTCGGTTCTTTTTCTATACAAGCTGTAGTTTCATCACTAAATTGATTTAATGGAACTTCATATATTTCATAGTCATATCCACCCTTGAATTTTCCATCTTTATTTCTCTTAGCTTGCCTCTGTATATAACCACAATTTAATAATTCTTTTATAGCAGATGTTATAGATGTTTCTTTATCTGTTGTATGTTTCATTATTTCCTCAGCATAAAACTCCCAATTATCTGGTCTACTAAGAAAGTAAGACATTAATCCTTTTGCCTTTAAACTTAACCTATTATCATGTATATAATATTTATTAACAGTCATATAAGGATTATTTTTATCTTTTATAACTCTAACTATCGGCATTTTATCACCTTCTTTTGTTTTCTTTTTTATCTATAAATAAAGTAAGACATTATTACAAAACTTCCAAAAATTATTAATACTATTATTGCTAAAACCAAGTTAGCTAATAATCTATATCTATACTCTTTACTTACTGCCTTCTTTGCTATTTTTAAAGCTTTTATGTCATCTTCCCATATTGAGTTATAATCACCATCACTTGTTATTAAGCTTTTGCTATTATCTATCAAGCTGTCTAATTGCCATAAAACTTCTCTTCTCTTCATTTTTCTATCCCCCAATGTATATTTTTTTCAACTCTGTCATATACTAATGTTGAAATAGTGTGTTTGCACGTTGTATAATGGGGACAAGAGCTTTGTAGCGCTCTTATCCAGTTTTTATAGAAACATTAATCAAGTGGGTGCTTTGCAGAGCACCTATTTGCTTTCATCTTCCATAGTTTTAAATACTATTTCATCAGCGTTTTCATCATATTCTACTTTGCTTATAAAGTGTTCTGGATTCTCCCAATCATAAATTTTAAACCCATTTCTATTCAAGCTACTTATCTGTGCATTTATATTTTGTATTAGTGCTCTAAAAGAATTATCCAAACTCTCACCTTCTTTCTAAAATGGTACTACCAAATCATATTTATCTATTTCATCTATAATACTTTTCACCTCATTTTTTATGTTCTCTAACCTTCCTTCTTCAGTGTATTTTAAAATCCAATTCAGCCGATATATTAATGCTTCTTTATTCCTCTTATCCATAGTTACATTACATCTCCTTTATAAACTGACTTTCTACTGTATCAACCTCTTTACCACTCCAGTTTAAAGTTTTCTTAGCCCTAGTTATATAAAGTTTTTCTTTTGCTCTAGTTATAGCAACATAGAATAATCTTCTTTCTTCTTCTAAATCCCCACGTTTTGAAGGAAATACATTTTTGTTCATACCTACTACAAATACTGTATTAAACTCTAATCCTTTACTTCCATGCACTGTCATAATCTTTACTGCATCCTTTTGCTCCATAAGCTTTTCTTGAATATCCTTCATGTGTACCCATTTAAGGAATGTTAAAAATTCTGTTGACTCCCCTAGGTTATACTGAATATCTTGCCATCTACATATAACTTCATGTGCTGCATCTAAATCATCAATCTTTGATAACCTCTTCTCATCTATATACTTTTCTTTTAGCCTAAGCTCATGAACTACTTCTAAATATGCATCCTCTGCCATGTAACATTCCTCAAATATGTTTGTACGCAACCTATTAATCAATTCTATAAACTCCTGAACTTCTTCTACATTCTCTAGTGCTTCCATGAAGCTTATACTTTCATCTACCATTACCTTTTCTATTGCCTTCATTTTCAGCTCGTTTATTCTCTTTACAGGGAAGTTTATAATCTTCCTTAAAGTTCTACTATCAGTAGGATTTAAAATTACTTCTAAAATGTTTAATATCATTCTTACATCATATTGTTTTAATGGATCTTCTTTATTGCTTAGTACCTGGTATGGGATATTAAAAGCTTTAAATGTTTGTATAAATGGCTCCATCTGTTTATTAGTTCTAGTTAATATTGCATAGTTTGAATACTGGCTATCTTCAAGTATTTTCCCTACTATAATATTTACTTCATTTCCTATATTCTCAGCTTCTATATACTCTATTTCAGTACCAGTTTTATGAGCTTTCAGTACTTTCTTAGTTTGATTTACATTGTGTGCTATAAGATTATTAGCTGCAGTTATAATTTGTTCTGTACTTCTGTAGTTTTCTTCAAGTTTTATAATTTCTGCATTTGGATAATATTTTAAGAAGTTTATAATATACTCTGTCTTAGCTCTTCTCCAACCATATATAGCTTGAAAATCATCACCTACTACAAAGAGATTTCTAGGATTTAAAGCTTTTATAATATGCATCTGGATATCATTTGTATCCTGGAACTCATCTACAAACATATACTCATATTGGTTATTGTAATTTCTTTGTACCTCAGGATACTCTATAAAAAGTTTCAGAGTTTCAGTAAGTAACATATCAAGGTCTATTGCATTATTTCTTTTAAGTATCCAGTAATATTCTTTTATAGCTGCATCTTCTTCACCTCGATCTATTTTTCTACTACCCTCAAGTATTGCGATTACTGTTTTTGTATTAGTCCATTTACCATATTTAAAATCTTCAATTATTTTAGTTATTATAGACTCTCTATCTTCCTGGTCATAAATAGTAAACTCTTTATCATAACCTAAAAGGTAGCCATATTCTTTAAGAACTTTTACACAAAATGCATGGAATGTATTACAGAATAATTTTTCACCTTCAGGACCTATTAGCTTTATAACTCTTTCTTTCATTTCCTTACCTGCAAGCCTTGTAAATGTTAAAGCTAACATACTGCTGCAACCTACTCTATTTTCATGTAAATAAGATATTTTATTAGTTAATGTTGATGTTTTCCCTGTACCTGCTCCAGCTAAACAAAGTATTACCGGACTTTCACTTTCTACTGCTTTTCTTTGTGCTTCATTAAGCTGATTGCTCATTATTTTCACCTACTTCATTCAAATTCCAGATTTTAAATTCCTTATAATCTTTTAGTGGAACTTTATTACCTTTTTCATCTTCCTCATATAGTTCTATAACTCCTGAAAGAATTATATTGTCTAATTTATTACTTATCTTATTTAGTCCCTCCAAAACGCTTTCAAAGTTGTTTTTATCTAAATTCTCTATATTGTCTATAGCAAGTATTTTGCAGTTAGGACTGGCCTTTTCTATAAATGTTGTAAGCATTGCTATTAATAAAATCATTTGTTGTCCTGTAGAAAGTGCATCAAAGTTTCTTTTATCTCCAAATTTATCTTTCCAACCAAACTGAAATACTTCTTTTCCTGCTGCAGTTTCTGTAGTGAAGTAAAATTCATTTTCTATTCCCATTGCACTTAAATTACTTTGAATATCTACTTGTATAGGTTCTAAAGTTTCCTTAACCAATTCCCCTTGAAGTCCCTTAGCTCCTAAAGTTTCATCTAAATACTTAAAATTGATGTAGTTATACTCTGCTGTTTTACTATCTATCATTGAAGCTTTAAGGTTAGATAAGGTTGTTTTAGCCTTTTCCTGTTCATCTATTTTAATTTTCAAGGAGTCTATATTAGTTTTAATACTTTCTACCTGCTTTTCTAAAATATCTATTGGTGCTATAGGATCTACTGGTTCATTTTGAAGTTTTTCTAATTCTGTTTTTAATCTAGCTATTTTTTCATTTTTTAGAGTATCAAAACTTTTGGTTTTATTGATTAAATTCTCTAATTTATTTATCTCTGAATTAATTAAATTGTTGTTTCTATTAGCTTCTAATTCTTCTTTATTTAAAGTCATTGAAACATTTTCTAAATTTTTATATTTATTTTTTAGTTCTATGTCCTTTTCTTTAAGTTCATTATATGTGTCTAAAAGTATCTGTTTTTGAAGTTCCCAAGTCCTTATTTGTCCTTCTGTGTACTTAATAAATTTACTAAAATCTTTATTACAAGCTATCTTACTATCCAACACACAACAACTTTTAACACCTTTAACCTTACTTAATGTCTTTTGAGTAGTTTCAATTTGTGTTTTTAGTTCAACACCTTTAAGCTGAACTTCGTTTTTATCCTTAATAATTAAATCTATTTGACTTCCTAGCTCTACACGTTCTTTTTCTAGGGTCTTGATTTTCTCTGAATTATCTACTTGTTTAATTTGTGTTTTAAGCTCTTTGATTTTATTTTCAGTTTCAGCAACATTTATAGAGCATTCCTCTGTTTCTTCATCTACTATGGATTTTTTAAGCTCCTCTATTTTAGTTAACCTATCATCTATATTTTTTTTCTTTTGTGTATCTTCTGAAATCTGTTTTTCTACCTTTACAAGTTCAGATTGTAATTTTTCCAATTCTTCTTTATTAGATTTAAGATTTCTATCAGTATCCTTTAGTTCATTTTTAAGTTCTACTAATTTTTGAATAGCTCCCTGTGATTTCTTCTTTTCATTGTTCCATATACTAAGTTTTGTTTTGGTCCACTCTATCATGCTTTGAAGTCCCATGGTTATATCAAAACTTTCTGGATATTCCTCCAATGACTCCTCAATTGTTTTTTTCATTAGTTCATATTGCTCTAAATTATTTATTTTTAAGTCCATAGTTAAAAGATTATCTTCTAAATATTCCGTAATTTTTTCTTTGGTCCATTTCTTAGAATTAAATCCTGCTAGATTATAAATAAATTCACGTCTTTTACTGTCTGATAAATTTAAAAACTCATTGAAATCCAACATTACTGGTAAACTACCTAATTCTGAAAGTATTCTAGCTTCTTTTTCTGATATTTTACTTTCTCCTTTACTTGGAGATATGTTTAAAGCTTGAGAGATACTTTCTTTAGTTGAGCCATCTTTACTTTTAGTTATCTTTTTCTTAAACTCTCTTGTAAAACTAAATTCATCTGTATTAATCCCAACTATCATATTGTTGCTACTTGAAAGCTTAAATGTTTCATCTGATTTTTTACCCTTACCTGGAACATATCCCATAAGTGCAATTCCTAAAGCTTGAAGTCTTGTAGTTTTACCTACTCCATTTGAGCCTAAAATAATATCTTTACCTGTAAGCTCTTGTATAATGTTTTGTCCTTTAATGTTTTCCATTACAATTCCATTAATTTTCTTCAATTAAAATTCACCCTCCCCACTATCTAATTTTGAATTCACTAAACTTTTGGCCATTCTTAATTGTGCTGCTGTTAATTCTGCATATTCCTTTCTAAAATTCTCTTTAATAATGTTATTAAACTCTTCTTCTCCCAATATTGCCTTGGCTACCTCTATCTCTTCCCTTAACTCTTTTTCATTTTCAACTGCTACTTTTTCTCTTTCTTGGATATTAATTTGTTGCATTGGTTGTGCGGTACTTTGAGGAAGTTGTTCTGGCTCCGGTGTAATTTCTTCTTCATCCCTTGATGTATACAAATCTTCTTCTCCAACTTCATCTATTACATTTGCATCTATAACATCAACTTTAACGCCTTTGTATTCGGTTAGGTCTTCTCCCCTTTCGGCCATACTAGCTAAGTTTTGTAAATCTTCTCTATTTAGGTCGTGGGTATACCCAACAACACTTACTGCTCCAATATGATTATATTGAGGTCCTGTAGCTTCTACATAAACCTGTGAAAGAGCAGGGTGTTTCTTTAAAACATTCCTTTCAGCTATTGTTTGTGCTTTTCTTTCTGCAAATAATTTATTTTGAATGTAAGTATCCATGCACTTTAATACATCTTTATTTTCTAAATCTACCCAAATCCCCATTTTGCCTTGTATAGGTAGGAACATTCCTTTTCTCTTTTCTTCATCTGTGAGCATAGATTCCATGCACATCCTGCCGGCTGACTTATTTGTTTGCACCTTCTTATTTAGATCCTGGATAAAATACATTCTTATGTCATATAATAATGTGCTGCTTGTCATTACCAAATTACCTATAGGACTAAATCCTATACCTATCTTCTTTACCCAAACCTTATCTATAGTTCCGCTTTCCTTATCTATAATAGGAAATGGATTAACAACTATATCTCCACTAGGCAATGTAAGTTTTTCAGGTGTTATAATGCTTACTCCAGCTATTTTATTCATTTCATTGTATCCAGCTGCAGTTATCATGGACTTTCCTTGTATAACTGCTAAATGTCCTTCTCTTTCTCTTAAAATTAATTTAGCTTTTATTGCTTTTATTGCTCCTGTGGATGTTCTTTTTATAAAAACTTCACCATCACCTAACTCAGCAATGCTCTTTTTCCCCTTTTCTTTTTCCTTATTTTCCAATTCTAAATTCCTCCTTTATTTTGTACCTCTTCACCTCCTTGTAACTAAATCAACTAACTGTTATCGCAGTGGCCATACATTTTATTTTGGTGTGGCTCTTATCTTCGCCTACTCCCGCTCTAATTAGTTCATTTAGTTACAAGGATTTGGTACTATTTACAATGTTCTCGCATATACATATTAATGGGTAAGTATATGCATTTTTGCTGTAGTAAAATTTTTTAAAAAGGCTTTTCAGCCTTGCTTAACCAATTTCATAATTCTTTGTATTATTTTCTATCCAAATCAACAAATCTTTTTTAGGTATTCTTATTTTTCTTTCCCCTAGTTTCAAGATTGGGAAGTTCTTTTGATATATAAGTTCATATGCAGAATTTTTACCTATATTTAAAACCTTTCTCATTTGATTTACTGTAAGTAACATAGGCAATTGCTCAAACTCTTTTTCTGTCATTACCACCACCTCCAAAGTTCTTGATTTACTAATTCATTTGGTGTAACTTTAAGCGCCTTTGATAATTTACATATTGTTTTAAGACCAGGGTTTTCATATTTTCCTTTTTCTAATTCCGTAATATAGCCTCTAGCTACTTTACTTTTGTAACTCAATTTACTAACAGATAAGTTTCTCATTCTTCTATATTCTTTTGTTTTTAATACTGCCATTTTGGGGATTCCTCCTAAGATTTATTCCCCTCCATCTTACCCTTGTTTATTGAACTTTCTTTACTATCTCAACATTCTCAAGGATCCAATTTAAGCCGAATATTTTTAAATCATTATGATCTACAATAACTTCGCCTTCTGGTAAATCAACTTCTTTATAAAATTCAAAGTTCTCTCCATTAAGAATTTGAATTGTTAAGCAAAATATTTCTTCATCATATAAGAATCTAAAAATATCTACATCTATATAAATCATTGTTCCTGTAGAAACATTTAAATTTAAATCGGTTGTTTTTATTTTTTTATTCATTTATATTGCCTCCTCATTGAGTGAATACAAGTTTTTAGCAAGCTCTCTTACATCATTCTCATAAAGCTTGCAAGCTATTTCATAAAGTTCTGGTATTTTATTCATGACCTTATCAATGTAGTCAACTTTACTTTTCAGCTTTGGCTTATGGATTTTGTTATATTTCTCTAGTTTATTTTTTATACTTTCAATATGATACTTCATTTCAAATTGTTTATATAGTTCATTCCAACGTTCTCTATAATTTGCACCTTTGTACCTAACAACTCTATTTAATATTTGTCTTTTCTCTGCTAGTGATATTTCATCAACTAAACCTACAATTACATCTTCTTTATGTTCTATTTCTTTCTCTTTTAATGCTATAATCTCATTTTGCTTCCTTACAGTTTCTAAGGTGTTCCTAAAAACCATTTTACTTTGCTCATCCAAATAAGGTAGGTAAGTATTAATAAATAGGTCTTCACTTGCAACATAACCACCAGTTTTTCTTATAGTTGGTAACACTTCATCAAAAACCCAAACCTCAAATTTTTCTGCTGATGGTAAATGTGAACCAGTAATTAATCTATAAATGTCACCTTCAGGTATTAAATTTACTTCAACTCCATTAACTTTTAACCAGTTACATTTTGTAACGCCTTTACATTTTCTTGATAAAGTCGTTCTCCAGCTACCTTCTGCATAACCTAATGCTTTTAAAACGTCATTTGCTACTGCATAAGGTTTATTGTTTATTTCTGTCATTCTTACCATTCCAAACTCTTGATTTTTAAAAATCTGTAAGTTATTCATTCCCTCATCACCCTTTTGTTCACTAATTTAAAATTTCTTAATCTGCACAAACTAATTATGCAGTACCAGTAACCAATATGGACACTCTATTATCAAAAAAAATATCATCCATAGTTATGTTTGGTATTTTTTCTTTTATAATATTAGTTATAGTAATCATTTCATTTTGAGTAAACTCAGTTTTTCCAGTTTCTTTATTACTGTAACTTACTAAGCTAATTCCAATTTTTTCAGCAAAGCTTTTTTGGTTCATCTGCAGCATTTTTCTATAAGCAACTAATTTTGTATTCATTTAATCACCTCCTTGGAATATTAAATAGTTAACTATTTGGTTACTGTATATTTATATTATAGTATCCATTTAGGTT